TTGCTCACTATCACGCTAATTTAGGAAGAACGTAAACGTATGTCTTTTTGCCGTTCTACTCAACTTCAAGGGCAACTTTCACACATACTCAGACCGATAGACCTAAATCATCGTGCTAGGTGCGAATAAGAACATAACAAAATGGCATAAATCTATACACGTTAAATTAACGTATATAAAAAACTCAATTTGTTAACAAGAAATTGTTTCAGTTCTTGTTGTTCTTAGTCACACCTAGCAGTTGAAACTATAGATTAAACTATTTCAAAATATTTGGCAAGAGAAAAAAGAAAGAACCCCAAACTTTTTAGGAGTGGGGTTCTGGGGAGGGATCAGGGTGGATCCAAGTCTGCGTTGCACAAACGGAACTGCTAGGAACCTAGAACAACAATTTAGACTTGTACATGGGGTGTACCCACTAAGTATAGACGAAATTTTAAGAAAGTGTCAACATATCGTGTTCAAATAACCAGCCAATGGTATTTCTGTGGGCTTCTTCCCACATTTCTACTCGTTCTTCTTTAGAAAGTCTATTACCTTGATCTAATTCACTATGGCATCGGTAACATAAAGCTGCTACCCTATAATCATGAGCTTTGATTCCACGACCTTTACCATCTCGAAGTTGATTAGAATGAGCAGCAACCACCGTTCCATCCTGTAGGCCACAGTTTTGACAAGGAATAACACGAACCAGTTCAAGAAGTTGTTTGTTTCGGTACATATAGTAATTCTATAGGTAAAAGATTTTCTTGATTTAATTTATAAGATGGATGAGATCCAGATATATATTCAGCTTTGGAAAATAAATCATATTTATCAATCCAGCCAGTTATATGACCAACATTACCATTAATTACAACTTGTATATAGTAATCACATGGCGATTTACGATGATATTCTGTGACGTAAACTGCACCTTTTGGATTACGAGTAGTCTTTACATCTACTGAATAAGCATTGAAATATAAATCTGTTGGATTCTTTTTTTCATTGATTGAAGTATCTACCATAATATTTAAATATTTGGCTACTACAAACTCTCCCATAAAACCATCAATGTCCATGTCATATGGATCTTGTTTGCTGACCTGGCGATCATAATTAAATTGCATAGCGTTTTTTCTGCGAATAGAACCAAATAATTCGCACATTAACATTTCATGACGATTTAATTCTATTTTCATTTCAATTTTTTTTCAATGGCACGAGCAAACTCTACAACTCCTAATACGGCATGGCTTGATCCAAGAGGAACTACCTGTAAATATTGACCAGCCAATTGATTAATCTCATCGTAAGAAAGAGTAGATACTTTCAATCCACCAAAAGTCGGATCGCCTTTCCACCATTCTGGACCAAAAGGTTTTCGATCTTGATTAGCAATAATACTTAAAAGCTCAATTACTTTGTCTTCAAATTCAGTCATTTCCACCACCCAAAAGGAAAAGATCTGTTTAATAAATCAACCTCTTTCCACCATTCATCACTATATTTCATTTCTTTCTCCTTAAAACAACACCAATGGCAATACCAATTAAAAACAAACTTAACCACATAAACTCAATATATTCTGTCATTTTTATCCTTTACCCACAAAATAACCCAACGTATAAAAAATAACTGCTACAACCATTGGGTGTTTTAAACATCTTCCAGATAAATACCAATCAAAAAACTTATTCATCTCTCTCTCGCTTTAATTGGTTTGTTTTTTAATTACTTCAACACCCATTAGTGTTTCTGTATTCATATTCTTTGCTATATCTACAAGTTCTTCAGCAATTTCCAAAGCAATACCTTCACCCCAAATTTTTACAAATGTATGTGTTTCATCTACCTGTATTTCTATATTGGCAGTAATCATTTCTCACTTGCCTTTCTTAGTATTAAATGTGCAAAATCAAGTATGTCTAAATCTTTGTTTCCGTTTGTTTGTTCAAGATAAATATTTAAAATTTCACCATCTGTTAATTCACGCATTGGGTGGGTGTAAAGAGGTTCATAAGTAAAATAATCAGGGTCGTTAGGTGCTCCTGTTGCATCATACCCATCGCCATACTGCCAACTCATTTTCTCTTCCCATTTAAATCTATGGGCTACTGGTTCAGTCATTTCTCACCTGCTTTCTTCAATTGTTGGCACATCAATCCAATCAGTCCACCATTTTTGTGGATAAGGTGAGTCTGGTGGGTCATATTGATACCTATATTGAAGTTTTTTAGATTCAGAATAAGTAAGAGCAGTATTTCCTGTTGAGGGTATGTAATATTTATACCAACGCATTTCCATTTTCATTTTTCACCTTTTAAATATGATTCAATTGCTCTTGCAAATTCAATTGTGTATGATTCATTCATCATTTCAGAATGATTTGGTGGACATAAATCTAATATTTCCTCATCAGTAAGTTCACGCAGCTTATCGTATCTACCAATCAAATAAGACCTTGTATCTAATGTTTCATTCTTTTCTTTGGTTTTTTGAATACCATTCCAATAGCCAGTTGCGTATATAGCAGATTCCCTATCCTCAATCTCTTGACTAAAATCAGATAGTCTTTGTAGTGCTAGTTCTTTTTTCAACTGTCCAATATTTAACTGTAAATTGTTTGCATCAATGATTTGTTTAAGCATTGCTATTTCTTGGGCTTGTTGGCGTAGCATATCAGGTATTTCGTGAATAAGCCTATCATATTCCTCACCCCTAAACATTTTTGTTAATTCGTCTGCTAGTTCATTTGCTGTCATTTCTTTATCCTCATTAAAACACTCTACTAATTCTTGAATAAGTTCTTCCCCAACTTTTGTTAATTTAGGCAAAGGAAAACATTCACGACAACCCCCTAAATAAATGCCATGTTTACATTTGCCGTAATGACTCATTTCTCAGTCGCTTTCTTTAAGATGGCTTGAACCAAATCATAAAATGAATTGAAATCGCCACGATACCATTGACCTTTAAATTCCCCTATTTCCTCATCGCTTAGTTCACGCATTGGGTGGTCATACAATGCAGTATAGTTAGGATGTTTTAACGCAGCAGAACCACAAAGTGTAGTAAACTCAGGTTTATCAAACCCATCCATTTTAACCATCATAGCAACAGGCTTTTGTTGAAAGAATGGTTTAGTGTAAAGAAACTCTCCTTTCTCTCTTGTTTGCCAATCGCTCCCTGAGTCTGAGTCAATGTATTTGTAACCATAACCATCAAAGTCATAACGCATTGCCACTGGTTCGTTCATTTCTCACTCGCTTTCTTTAGTAGTAATTTTGAGTATTCATACACACTTTCAAAAAGTTCATCTTCAGAAGTTCTGCGTAATACCAACATAAAAGCAACTGACAATTCTCGTATTGTTGCATCACTTAGTTCACGCAAGTCATGCTTTTGTATCAACTGATACTTTAAATCTTGTATGGCTACACGCAATTCAGCCAACTCTTTCATTTGTTCGTCTGTCATTTCACCACCCATATTCCTTTCTGTCTGCATTGTGCAATAACTTCTTTAGGTACATCAATCGCCATAGGATAAGTAGCCATACGGCAGTCATACACTGCTTCCTTACGAGCAAGTTCGGTAAAGAAAATAATCCAACCACAAAGGCTAACCGATACCAATAAAGCAAATGTTTTCATTTTTTTCCTCTTGATTGCAATTTTCGTTCACTTAATTTTTTTAAACATGTTGCACACTTCCATCTTCTTACACTTTTGTTTGCCGTATCTACTAACATTCCACCTTCTACTGGCTGATAGGTTACACAGGAAGAACAATATCTTCGCTCATTCATGCTTTCTTCTCCTCTTAATTGGGGGAAGACCAGCAGATACATGATTCTTTGCTTCCATTAATGCATCTGCCAGCTCCCAGATGTCTACAGGATCAATATCTTTTGGATCTAGCCTAGACAATAATCCATTAGTAATCATTATGGCAAAGAGTATCTTGGTATGCTCTTGATCTTGTTCACTCATTTTGTCTTACTTTCATCATTGCATCTGCAATTACATACGCCATTCTTGATAAAGCAGCTTCATTTGGTTCTTTATTAAATTCTGCAACATCAAAAATGGATTGATTTATAGTTGGGTTAATTATCAATGCTGGTGCTATTTGACCAGCAAAGTAATCTCTTAAATCCATGCCTTGTTGACCACCAACAAACAATCCATCTTTATTTGTAGTAATCCCATTTGGAAACGCTTTCATTAGTGCACCTGTTTGATTAATTGTTTTAAACGCCTATGAGCATTCGCATAAGACCTTCTAAACGCATAAACGGCTTTCTCTTCTTCAATTCCCATCTCAACGGCCATCGTAGCCAAGACCATCGATACACCAGCTAGAATCACGCTGGCTTCTTGCTCGGCTTTGGGTGCTAGTAAGTTGAAGATCTCTAATGCAATAATCCTTGATGGATCAGTTTCTTTCTTTTTATCTTCTTCTAACACCTTATTAATAAATTCTTTATTATCCATTTTGAGTTCCTAATCTCATGTTTTCTGCATCAATGATGTCTTGCACTATGGCACTCTTCGTAGATTGTGGATGGTATTGCACACCAAATACTCTACGCTGCATAAACTCTTTCTGTTCTTCATCAATATACTCACGATGAACATTTACTTGTTTTTGCAAATTACTAATCAAAGTAATGCCAATATCGTTAAAGGTATCCTCTTTGCCATGTTCTTTCTTGATTAAATTAAACGCCTGGACAATAGAAAATCCTTCGATGTTTTTGTATTTCTTATCCACATATTTAATAGATCGTTCAACATCTTTGACACGCACCATCGTAGGATCAAGCGACACAATCAAATACAATAAACGCAAAATGATCCATTCCTCTTTCTTAATCTTGCTCATTGGGTGTGGCTTAATATTCATTTGACCTCCAACTCTTTGATACGATCTGATAAAACAACGCCCAAGTCTTTACCTTTGATGGCAATCATCTGAGCTTCCTCACAGTCATAAATAACTTTGGCTGCATCTCTAATGCCTTTGTTATAGCCTGTCCTAAATACATCCGTTCCATCTACCAACATACCAATTGCATCACGAATTAATGCAGAAGCTTGACGATCTTTTGCAAACTCTTTTAACTTAGTATGATGTTCAATCGGCAGGTAAACAGAGTACGGTACTAATTTTTTTGTATCCATGCTTGGTACTCTCTATAAAGTTTGTCTAACAATATCTGTGCTTCTCGGTTAGTCTTTAACTCTGACCTTGATTCAAGATTCAAATAGTTGCGAATATACTCAACTGCTTCTTCGCCACTCTCATCAAAAATCTGTTCCTGGTCATACAGATACTTCCAAAAAATAGGATCTCGCCCAAGCAAGCCAGCAATACGAACAGCACGATCACCAGCAAACTCTTGCTCTTTATCCATCGGCTGTTCATTGCCATCTAGTCTGACCAAGACACATTGATATCTTGCCCCAACAAAATCCCTAAGTAAGTCTTCTGGAATCATATCTGGATGGAGAGACAATGTTAAAACGTAGCCAGTCTTATCTTGTTTGAGAGCAACTTTAACGGCTTCGAATTGTAAGGTTTTCAATTCTGCTCTCCAAGTATCTAATAATCTTGTCTTTGTCTTGAATCTTTTCCCAACGATCCACACAAATCTTGGCAAGATCTTCATTTTCATTACGCAACACTTGCATTTGATTCTCTTGTTTTTTCGCCAGTTCTTCCCAATCCACTTTTTTTTCTTCAATCATCATTTTTTCTACGGCTTCATTAAATGTTTCTTGATTGATTGGAACATGTATAGCCATTTGTTTTAAAAGATCAATAGCCATATTTGCTTTATTATTTTTAATCTTTCTTGGTCTACCTCTGCGTTTTTCAGTCATGATTACTCCCATGGGTTATTGTTAGCAGGTTTTTCATATGGCTCAGATAATGTCATTGACAAATACTTAAGCCCTTTTGAAGATTCTTTTTTCCATGCTGCTAAAGAAATCTTCACTAAATTTCCTTTTGACTTATCCATCATCTCAATTAGAAATGTTTTATCTAAATACACATCACCCTTCATATCAGGATGACTGTCTGATTTCTTCGTGTTAGGAAACAGACTGCCTGTCTGTGGTTTATTTTCATATGCCATTACTTCTTCTCCTTCAGCTTTTCTCTCATTAACGTAAATTTACCCATCATTCCTGCAAAGAATTCAGGATCCTTAGCTTTGACCGTATCAAATAGAACTTTGTTCTTTCTAAATATGGCCATCACATCTGCCTCCTTCTCACATAAATCCAATAACATATGAGAAGCTTGTTGAACCAACCCTAACCAGTCTTTAATATCTCCCTCTGGTGGTGGATCAATAATGATTTGAAACTCACCTTTATCGCCCTCAATCTTGCTGACCATCTTAGGTTCTGTTCTAGGAACAGCTTTCAAAGTTACTTTTTCTTCGCCAACTTGGAACTGTAAATGTTTGTTTTCAGTAGGTTTTTCTGTCACCTTTGCATTGTTAAGGTGAGAATCATTGGGATTCATCGTGGCATCAATTGGATCATGCTCAGAAATAGCCATTGCAGTTACATACAAATAACGTCTTTGATATGTTTCTACTGCTCCAATATTCTGCACTTCATGACAACCCTTTAACTGGGCAGAACCCATCGGTGAAGTAAACAACGCAAACGATCCATCTTCTGTATCAAAGATGTTCATATAAGCCATATCTTTGTCAAAGTAAATGACATCACAAAGCCCTACTTCTTCGAATATTGCTTGAACATATGGCAAGAAATCGCCAAGCTCAAAGTATTGATATCCAGCAAACTTGTTATGACCTGACTTTTTAAGCTCTAACTTTCTTAACATATTTCTAGCTTTAATCAGCTTTTGGTAAACCATTTGCTTCTCCTTTAATAAATTCATAAATGCGTTTTGCTTCATTTAATACAACATATAAATCGCCAGGGCATAAACTTTCAAAGTTCAGTTCCTTTGCTATTTTCATAGCCTCTAATCTAAGTTGTTCGTCATCCATTTAATTGCTCCTTATAAACTTGATATTGATTGCACCATGTAGATACTGGGCAATATGGTCATTTTCTTCTCTCCAATATGGGTAAATTTGCTTCTGTTGTCAAAGTTCAGTTTTCCCTCTTTGCGATTCAAGCCAGTCCAAAACTTCTTGTAAGAACCAAACTTTTATAGTTGCTGATAAGGCTAAAGGTGCTGGGAATTTCCCTTGTGCAACCCATAAATTTATGCAGCTCTTCGATAAAGTTGTTAGTTGAGAAAGCTCATTAATTCTTATCAACTGTCCCTTTGCTTTTTGTATAGCCTCTAATTTAAATTCTTCATCAAACATTTTGTTGCTCCTTATAAGATTGATATTGATTGCACCATTGGTTAACAGCACAATATGATTCACAGCGAGTTCTTTCGCCTTTACGCTCTACGATTTCATACTTATCACCTAACTCAGTACATGCAGCAATCGCTTGTTCTGCCGTTTCATATAGGGAATGAGCACGTTTACCACCAATCTTTGTGACTGCCCATACTGCTGGCTTTTCCCACATCTCTTCAGGTGTGCATTCAGGTAATTCTGTTTCTGTTTCCATCGCAAAGTCACAAGCACTATGTAGTCCAATCCGTGCCCTAATAAACTCTTCACGCTCTTCCATTGACCATAGAACCACAGGAATATCTTTAACAGGTGCTTCAGGATAACCAGCCTTCTGTTCAGCCTCTCTTGCTTTCCAGTCACGCAAAATAGCCGTAATACCAAGATCAACCACAGGAATCTTTTTAACCTTCTCTACTAGCCAGGCATAACAGTTCAATTGATATTCCCATTCAGCTTTTTCATTCATGACCGACCAAACTCCTGTAGTCTTATAGTCACGAATGCTAATACCTCGATTACTAACAATCTGTAAATCAATTGCTCCTGAGATATTCCATCCTTCAATTTCTGAATGGATACGCTGCTCAATAATGTGATTCTCAGCCTTGCCATCCTCAAGAATCGAATGCATCGCCTTACCAAAGAGTGGCCAAATCATCTCAGATACATCTTGCTCAAGCAAACTATCGTACTTCTTGGTCATGGCAACGACCTTTGGACTGTTAATTAACTGTGTTACTGACAGATGAGCCTTACCTTTGGTGTAAGGATCACGCTTGAGAACATTAACAAAGGTCTCAGGAAGATTAAATTTATTCGTGATCTTCATGAATAACCTCATCAAGCTTTAAGTTAAATGTCTTTATCTGTTCTTCAGTCAATGGTTTGATACCTAACTCTTCATCCATTGCTTTGAAAACAGCCCTGAGTATTTCATTTTGTACTGGTGTAAATTCCATATCTTCTCCTAGCGAAAGATAAATTTATAAAACACAATGCCAAACAAAATAACAACAGCAAACTTGTAAACTAAATCATCAAGCTTCTCTTGTCTTCTTGCTTTAGGGCAAATGAGCATGGTTTGTAAAAACAACATATCTGGATCATCGATAGGCATTCTGATACCTTCTTCTTGGTAACGTAAGCCAATCTTTAAACCAGTCTTCGTGGTGTAAGGGACATTCATTTTGATTTTCCTAGCAGTTAATCAGTCTATAGTTTGCATGATATAATGAATCATGTCAATAGATTGTACCCATTTAATTACATCTACTATGAAAATAATTTATCTGCCCTGGCCACCAAAAGAATTATCCCCCAACGCTAACCTTCATTGGGCTAAGAAAGCCAAATACAAGAAAGCGTATAGGCATACTTGCTGGGTGTTAACGCTGGAATCTAAGGTTAAAGTATCAACCGATGGGAAAATCCCTATTACGGTGACGTTTTACCCACCTGATAAACGCCATAGAGACGCAGATAATATGGTAGCCAGCATTAAAGCTGGGTTAGATGGTGTAGCTGATGGATTAAAGATTAACGACAAACAGTTCTTACCTACCTTTGTATTCTCAGAAGAAGTCAAAGGTATGGTTACAATAGAGATTACTCATACTTCCTAAGAGAATCATTAAGCCGTTTCATGATTGCTTGCTTTTGTCGTTCAATACGTTCAATACGTTCTCTTGGCAATCCTCTATCAATGAATTCTTTTTTCTGTTTGTTAAGTTCATTGATTTGAGTTTCTACATTTAAAACTCTTTCTGCTTGTCTTGCTTCAGGATTGTCGGCATAGTATTGAGCAACGCTTTCGTGATGCTTTCTTCTTCCTTCAATCTCATCTTTATATTCGTTCATGCGAGTAATGTTGTTGTAAAAACGAGACGTTTCGGCAACAGCAGATTGTGTATCTCCATAAAAACGACCAGCTAAAGGTACACGATATGGTGGTACTTCCTCGCCAGTAGCTTGAGCATGAGCATACTCAACGCCTTTTTTAATTTCACGACCTAAACCACCAGTTACTTGCCCAGCCAAATAGTCTATATCGTCACCAGTTGGGCTAAGGAATCCCTTGCTATACTTACCACCTCCTGATGCCAAGTTCAAGTAATACGCAAGGTTTTGACTTATCTTGCTAGAGGATTCTCTTGAACGCATATAACCTGGCGTAGGATGAGTTGGGTAATCTTGTTTAGATATTGGTCTGCCAAATGCATCTTTGTTTTCAGCAATCGCAACAAACGGATCAAGTACAGTTGGAGCAAGCGTTTGAATCGGTGTACTAGCACCTAAAGGATTTACTGAATCTAATACAGCACTTGCAAAATAACCAAGTTTCTTTCCACCATGTTTAAATCCACCTAAAGCATATTCACTTGCCAAACGACCAGCATTAGGGAAGATACTAAATCCAAGAGGATATGGGATACCAAAGTATTTTCCATTAGGTAAGGGAACAATAAAGTTCTTTTCTCGGACAAACTCTGGTGGTTCATCATCTCTGTAGCCAGCTGCTGCCATCATGACTGCCTGTAAAGCACCAGTCAAAATACCACCAGCCATAATCTTTTTACCTGCTGGACCATTTAATGTTTCAGCAATACGAGCTGTACCTTGCACAGAAGCGTTAAAGAATGCATATAAGGCACCAATATTGGCAGAAAGCTGACCCTTCTTATCAAAGTTGACTGTAATATTTTTGGCAAGAATCGCAGCCTTTTGTTTGGATAAACCTGCCCCACCTTCACTCTTTGGCTTCATCGCTTGTGTAAAGGCAGACACACGCACAGCATTTTCCATCATGTCGTTGAAGTCTGTCAGCATACCAGTTACAAAGCTAAATGCTTTTTTAGTATTGCCTTCTTTAAGTTTATCTAACTCTTTATCAATTAAAGTCTGTGTTTCTTTTCTGCGAGTCAATGATTCACGATAACCAGTCTGGCCACCTGCTTCTCTGTATTCTCTAAACGCTTGTGCAAATTTGTTATCTTTGTAACGATCATTACCTTGCTCATCCAAATGACCAATACCAGCTCGTTCATTACGCAGAACCTCAATAATTCCTTTCATGGCTGGCATTACATTAGAAAGAACTTTTGCTTTTTGATTAGCAAGAGGAGTTGAAGTTAAATTAAGACTAGCTCCACCCAAGTCACGCACTAAGTTCACAGCACCGAAAATAGGATTGTATTGTGTATTGACATTAGCAAACCAGCGAGTTCCTTTACCAATCACACCAAGAGCTTGGCTAAGGTTATCTACGTCTACATTTTTCAATGCATGAACCATTCTTAAAGCTGTAGGATCATCTTTGTTAAAAAAGACATATCTATCCTTGCCGTTAATCTTTACAGGCAATACATTGTCTTTAAATCGATCTAAGACGTTTGCTCTTAAACGAACACTTTGTTCTGTATCGCTAGTTGGTAATCCAGTTACTGGATCATAAATTCTTTGTTTTACTAACTGACGAGACTTAGGTTCTTGAATTAAGTTATCAGCCACATCATGAGCTTCTTCAGGACTAAAGCCTAACTCAACCAACTCTTTTAGGAATGCATCTTTATTCTTAATTGCATCTGGATTAACTGGCATCCAAATATGTGGGTTAGGATTCTGCAAAGCTAAACCATAAACTGATTTACCAACATTTGTCTTCTCTGCACGAATTAATGCACGCTCACGCTGGGCAATAATGTTACTTAAAATATCACCAACTTTCTTCTCAGATCCCATGGCAGCTTTAGAGAACTTACCACTTACTCCAAAGCCACGACTTGTTCCTGCCTTACCCATGCCATGAGTAGCAATATCTTCTTCCTCACGATTAAGTGGAACGTAATGTTCATACATATCGTTCCAACCCTGAACCGTTTCTTTACTTTCAGCCCCTGATTCAGCCAAAATATCCTGAGTCTTTTTAATCATGTCATCAAAGTGTTTAGCTCCTTTTTCAAGGGCTTCTCTCTTTTCAGGCGTAAGATTTTCTAAGTAACGTCTTGCATCAGCCGTATGAATGCCTGAAGCACGATCTTGTAATTCCCACTCTTCTGTTCTAGGCTTACCAGTCACAGGATCGTTCTTATTGCGTTCGTTCATTACATTGTTACGCTCTTCAGCATGACGATTATGTAAATATTCTCTAACTTCTTCAGGAGTTAGATTCAATTTGTGAATCTCTTTGATGGCTGGCATCAACTCATCTAGTAAGTATTGCTTAATACCATCAGCTGTTCTGCCATGGAAAAGCTGTTCTTTATCATAGACATTAAATCGATCTTCAATCTCACCAACTTGCTTTTCAATGGCCTGTTGAATGCGTTTAGTATCAATATGTTTATCTTGCAACTTGTAAATTAAGTTATTAACCATCTCATCAGTAATGCCAAATGGTCGCTTAACATGGTCTTCAGATAACTGGAATGCTGGCTCTACTTCTTTGTTGCGATAATTTCTTGGCTCTATTTTTGATGCTGTTTCACTAGGAGTTTCTTTCATTGAGACACCAATACCATGAAGCATTTGGCGAACATCTTGTGCAGATTCATCAAAAAATTTATCAGCCACACCAGCTAACTTATCCAACGCAGTTTGGTACTTAGGTTCGATACCAATTAACTTTCTAAATGCAATAGCAAGTTTACTTAATGCATTTGTATTACCCATCCTAATCGAATGCAGGAAATCTTGAAATGGTTTTTCTGTTAAACCATAAGTAAACAATTCTTCATAAGAATGATCGCCATAATTAAATTTGCCTCCTGGACCATAAGAGTCAATATCCATATAAACTTTTTTAAAGTTTGCCAAGTTTGGATCTCTTAAGTTAGCTGGCTTCAGCATCTCTTCTTTAACTTTTTTCTCTACAGCTTGACGAATGCTTAACAAATCTCTATAAAGTTGTTTGTCCCCTTTAAATTTTTGTCTCTTCATGAAATGAAGTTGCAGCGTACTTATGGAGTGCAACAATTCATGCATGATAGTTACATAATCAGTACCAGTAAAAGAATCAGCCCTACCTTTACCATCAAGTCCGTTGTACTTAACATCAAAATACTCTAACTTTCTTGTTCGAGTATTAAGTACTGGTCGTTGCGTACCATAAGCATTTTTATTTCTTTTATCTCCTTGAAGAATAGTTACCTTAGTTGGAATTCCTTCAGCTGAATATCCTTTAATTTTGTTAAGGATTCTTTCTGCAATATGTTTTGCAGCATCATTTGGAGCATTATCAACTAACCATTGACTGATTTGCTCTCCAGTTGTCATGTTTTTTACTTCATCATGAATTTCATTTAATGATTTAGCAATATCAAATTCTCTAGTTTCTGTTTTAGGAACTGGAGTTTTGGGAGTTTTAGCTTCTTGAGGCTTATAAGAAACTACTTGATCATGGCTAAATACTCTTCTTAATAACTTAGCATTATCACCAACAGGATCCATCTTAATAACTAATGAGTCATGACCTAAACTAGTAACGTAATCTTTAAGACGTTGAGATTCTGCTCTAAATTGTGGTTCTGGAACGCTGAAAGGATTAGGATATTGCCAATCTACTTCAGGGTGTTTAACCAATGCCTTCCATTCGGCATCATCTCGAATCACCAATGGATTATCAAATGAAACAGTATGCTTTGTTACATCGCCATAGTTCTTAGCATCAATACCAGTTGGTGCATAGTATTGTCCTTCTCCAGCAACAGGTACTTGAACGTCTGAATAAATTTTTGATTTGTCTTCACCACGACCTTGATACATTTCAAGCGTTGCTGGTTTACCAGTTTCTACCTCATCCCATTTAGGATCAGGTTTAGTAATCTTTTCTGGTTCAGCAACAGGTTCGCCTTTTGTTTCAACAGGAGGCTTAACTTCTTCAGGCTTTGCCTCTTCAGGCTTAACTTCTTCAGGCTTTGCCTCTTCAGGCTTAACTTCCTCTGGTTTTACCTCTTCAGCTTTAGGCTCTTCAGGTTTTTCTTCTGGCTTGACTTCTTCTGGTTTTACTTCAGGTTTAGGTTCTTCAGGTTTAACAAGTTCAGGTTTTATCTCTTCAGGTTTTGCCTCAACTATTGGCTCTATCTTAGGAACACCTGGCTTTACTTCACCTGTATGTATTTCTCCAGTATTTGCATTAATTATCTGGCCATCTTCATTAAGAGTAACAGGCTCAGATTTACCTGTTTTTGGATCATCATAATGTCCAATAATTTCGCCATATTTACCTCGTCTAGGAGCTTCATTTTCTTCTGCTTTTGGTTTTACTTCACCAGGTTTTTTACCAGGATAAAATTCTACATTACCTGCAATGGACTCAGTAACTGGTGCACCATTGATTGAACTTACCAATTTACCTTCTTCATTCAAAATAATAGGATGAATAATTCCTGAATTTGGATCTATGTAATTACCTATAATATTTGGAGGTTCTTTTTCAGGAGTCTTTACTTCAGGCTTAACTTCTTCTGCCTTAACTTCTGGTTTAACCTCTTCCTGTTTAATAGGTTTAATCTCTTCCTGTTGAATAGGTTTAATTTCTTTACCTTCAAGCTCATCTTGCATTGCTTGAGTATCATGAGAACCTTGTTTGGGTTCATAAGGTTCAATCGTAACCGTGCCTTTTGGTTCTTCTTTAGGCTCTAATGTTGGTTCAACTTTTGATGGTTCTTCTGCTTTTTTACCAGTAATTGCTTCTTTAGCACTAAGACCTACACGTTCACCAACGCCTGATAATTTTTTTCCAAGCCTTGTTTCTTTTTGACCTAGTAATCCAAGTGCTGCTTGAGTGGCAATTCGCTGAGGATCCATTGGTCCTTCACCAATTGCTTCAAAACCAGCTTCCATACCACCACCAATACCAGCACCAGTTAATGCATTAGTTGCTGCCTGAATTTTTTCGCCCCTGAGTTCTTTAGCAGCAGCCTCAGTTAAACCTTTGCCACTCTTAAGTAATGACAAGGATGGTCGCATACCAAGTAAAGAAGGTGCAAACTCTGCCAGTTCTGTGGCAACTGGATGTTCTTTGGCTTCTTTGGCAGCAGTCTCTTCATCAAGACCAAGCATCTTAGCAGTCTCAGGAAATTGCTGAAGTAATTTTTCTTGAGCCATCGCAGTAGCAGAAGAAGCTCCTACGGCTCCTGCAAGACCTAAAGGGATAGAACCAAGACCACCACCACCAATAACCCCTAATCCAGCTCCAACAAAACCAGCAGCCGTTGGTAATGCAGATTTTAATAATGAATGAGCAACGGCAGCACCAGTACTTGTCTCTGGTTGCAAAGGCATTACGCCAAATTTTTGACGTATTGCATCTTGGGTAGCTTCGTTTGCTTTGGTGAAGTTGGTATCTAAAGCAGAATACTTATTAAAAATAGCCTGTTTGGTTGCTTCATTTGCATTTACATAATTTGGATCGTTTAAGATCTCCATCAAATTAGGCATGATAAATCCTTACTTTTTGGGATTTAATAAAGGATTATTTACATCTACAGAATTATTTTTAGAGCCAAACAAATTACTGAAGAAATTACCATCGTTTTTGTTAGTTACTTCTGGTGGTACAACAAACGGTGGTGGAGCAACATATGGTCGAGTGACTTTATAAAAGTCATAATAACCTTGTTTAATTTTATTAATTTGATCATCATAAGCTTGATACTGTGGAGTGCCTGGCTCATATCCAGACTTATCACGTTGCTTAATTAATGCAGGAATATTGTCATCGGCTTGAATTGCCATCGTAGCTTTGTAAAGTAGTTTATCTTCTAAAGATGGTTGATTTGCACCAGCAGCGGCACGTTGAGCATTTGCCATAGCCTTAGTTGCTTCAGCTTGAGCCATCATTGCTTTGTGATTCAATATACCACCCAATACTTGTGCAGATGATTGACCAAGAGCATCTCTACGAGCTTGATCTTGTTTAGCAGCTTCAAGCGTTCCTTGTTGGATAGAGCGTTTAGCAGCATTAATATCAGCAAGACTCTTCTGCATACCAGATTCAGCACCTAGAGCCGATGTTCCAACGCTACTTAATAAATTTCCAAATGTGCCACCTGTACGATCACCAGCACCACTCATCATGCCAATACCTGTACGGAATGCAAACTCAGGAAGAACCATTGCTCGTTGTTGTGCAATATCAGCCTTTTGTTCTTCTGCTAATGGTTTATAAGCTTCAGTTACCGTACCTTTACCAGACTGTACATCACTTAATACGTTCGTTAAATAATTTCTAAATAATGCAGCATCTTGATCAATATCACTCATTAATTTTTCTTTATCTGGTGCAGTCGTTGATCCGCCAAGAGCTAACGCTAATATTCCACCTTCAGCCATCTTGGTCATATCACCAGTACCAATAGCAGCAATTCCTGAACGATTCTCAGGAGCCATCGCCATTTGTTGTGGAGAAGGCAAAGTACTCGTAGGCATTGGATTTGGCAACGGTTGAGACATGATTTTGCCAGCCTCTGGGTTACTATGCATATAACCATGCATCTGATCTAAACCTTGAGCATACATCTTCGCCATTGGACTTGAAGATGGGCTTTGCTGAACTTGCTGAAGTTGCTGATCACTCATCATTGTCATTGGCACAGCACCACCAGTAGCCATTGATGTGATCTTACCACCACGCTTAGATCCTTTTGTTGCTGTGTTATACATACCTAAACCACCAAGACCAGCTAATCCTAATCCACCTAACTGGGATACGGTACTTGGAGGAGCTTGATACATTGTCGTTGAAGTCTGCTGTGTAGGAAGACCACGCAACATCGCATTCATAACACCTAACTGCATAAACGGATATTGTTGTGCAGTCGCATAGTTTTGAACAGCTTGATTGATAATATTCTGTTGAGCTTGAGTCTGTTGAGCACCTAATTGATTCTGCAAGTTGGCAATGTTTTCTGTTGCACCCAATTGCATATTACCAATATTAGCTAAGTTTGTGCCTGCTGTGCCAGCTTGTCCGTATCCTGCTTGTTGAGCACCAACGCCAGCAAGACCTGCTTGAGCACCTTGCATACCTAAATTAGCTGCTTGACCTGCACCCTGCAAGCCCATGCCATAACCTTGCATTGCTTGAGAACCAGCTTGCCCAGCTCCTTGTAGTCCCATACCAAGACCTTGAAGTGCTTGAGACGCTGCTTGACCATATCCAGACAATGCTTGTTGATTACCTTGTAATGCCATATTGCCAGCTTGATTAGCACCTTGTAATCCCATTCCATAACCAGATAGAGCCTGTTGATTACCAGCTAAAGCAGCAGCATTGGCTGCATTCATTTGTTGCTGTGCATTATTAAATGCTGTGTTATATCCTTGACCAATTGCTTGCTGGGCAGCTAAATCACCACCCTGTTGCACTAAAGCATTTTGTAATGCTTGGCGAGAACCACCAAAAGCACCAGAACGAGTTGCGGCAGCTTGTTCGCCAGCACTTTGTATTCCTGTTTGTTGTCCCAATAATTGGAGCTGAGGATTTAAACTAGCCTGAATATATGGGTTCATGTAAGACTGAACCGCATTAGGATCAGTAGACATCTGCCCTAATTGTTGACCAATATTGGCACCTTGCTGTCCTTGCATAGCACCCATACCGCCATACATAGATGACTGACCAGCAAATTGATTGCCTAGATTTGCACCTTGTTGTCCAGCACCAGCAGATAGTCCAGCATATTGTTGACCTGTCTGAGCACCTTGACCACCATACATATTGGATAAATTGGCAGCTTGCTGTCCAGCCTGTGAACCTAAACCACCGTACATATTAGATAAGTTTGCACCTTGCTGACCTGCCCTGTTAGCCATGCCACCATACATACCAGCTTGACCAACTGTATTTAATGCACCTTGCCCAGCTGTGCCAGCTAAATTACTTGCTTGATTAAATTGGTCTGGTGTTTGTAAATTGGCAACAGTAGATTGTGCCTGTTGTTGCATTGGACTAAATGCAGCAAAATAATCAGATGGATTAGTACTATATGGTTGATATGCTTTAAATGAAGTCATATCAGGATTGAATATCTGTGCCTGTGTAGCATTGAGCATATTCGAGGCGTAAGGAGCCAGATAATCAGGAATCTGAGTATTATTTACATTTTGCTGAACTGGAGCTGGAGAAGAACTACCACCCATACTAATCCTTTAACATTTTCGTAAACACTTTATCTGTTTGCTTATAACCTAAATATTCCAACAATCTTGAATTATCCAAATGAATCTTGGTATGAACAATCACTCGATCTACTTTACAATGCTTTAACACTTGTTCGGCATATTGAAATAGTTTAATCCCAACACGACCTTTGCGAAACTCTTTTTTAACAAAATACACATCTTCTATCGCTGTAATACATGACTTATAGTGTAAATGTGGACTAATCATAAAAATAATATAACCAATCAACTCACCATCATTCCTACAAGAAACACAACGCAACATGCCTAATTCTGCATACTTTCGATAGGCATCATAATCAGGATCCCAATCAAAGTCTTTTGTTACACACAACTCATCATAATGCTCTGGAAGAAGCTGTTCAAGCTCTTCTACTAATTTTATAGGATCGCAGTCTGCATAAACTATCATGCTGGTAAATGCTTATACGCCTTTGTATCCGCTGCAATATCTTTTGCTTTCCTTCTTGCTTCTTTAATTCTATCCATCATGGCATACAATCTTTTAGCTCCAGCATCTGTACTGCCATTACCCAACTCAGAAACAATCCTTGCTGGAATCACAAACTCACCATCAGCCAAACGAGCTGGTTGTTTACCACCAATGACCGCAGGAATACCATCACTCACTCCATCACCAGGACCTTTGAGCAATCTTCCTCCATCAGAATAATCTCCTAAATGGCTTTGTAATCCACCTTCTTTGGCAGTATTGACTACTGGACTATTTTTTTGAATATCTTTTTGTGCTGCTTCAGCCGCCAACTGATCTTGCGATAATGTTTGAATATTAGAACCAAGAGGAGAAACAGCTCCAAGACCTGATTTGGTTGGTGCTAAATGAGCTAATTTTTGAAGCTTTAATAAATTAGTCATGGCTGCATTATAAGCATCAAGATTCTTTGTATCAGGATCTACATCAACATAAGTACTATCTCGTTCAGGCGTTGCCTGTAATACAGGGCGTTTAGAAATCATTGCTAAACCTTGTTGAACATCGCTACCATCAGCTCCAGAATATTTCATAACACCACCACGCTTGGCTGTAGCCATGCTGTAAGGATTTTTTACATAGTTATCATATTGAGCTTGATAATAGGGTTGTGGCTGTGCTGGGAACTGTCCTTGAAAATTTGGTGATATTGGCTTAATGTTAAATGGATTAGTCTGGCCAGATGTTTGAACTGGTAAACTTGGCTGATTAAATGCACCTAAAGCACTTAAAGCTGTTCCACCTAACATGGCAACAGAACCTGGATTAGCTTTTGCAAAATTTAAAGCATTGGTTCCAGAGCTAAATGTATTACTTAATCCAGCACCCATGTTAGATAAACTGGTGGCAGAACCAGCACCACCAACAGCATTCATAGCACCAGCACTACGCATAATATCAGATGGATCAACATTTGGATTTTGAAAAGCTTGACCTAATGCTGTTCTTTGAGCATCGGTTAAGTTTTGCATATTATTAACTTGATCAATCGCTGAATTAAGACTTCCTGATGACTGTGCTGCCATATCTGCTGGAATGCTTGAATTTAATCCAGCATTTACAGTTGCTTGTGTATTAGCAAATTCTGCTGCTGCTTGATCACCACCTTGTTGAGCTGCTGCCTCTAATCCAGCCGAACCTAAGCCTTCAGCTAAACTAGCACCACCCCAAGCTCCAAGTCCAGCCATAAGCCCTTCTTTTAAACTACCAGTAAGAGCAAAATCTCCAGCACCAACAATTGCAGCTGCAAGTGGAGCACCTACTCCAGTAGCCATTAAAGCAGCACCAGCCACCATAGGAAGAGCAGCACTTAAAAAACCAGCTTCAGGAAGACCAGTATGAGGATTAATACTAAGTGAACCACCGTGTTGATTTGCCAATTTTTGTAGGGCTTGAAGCTCCCCAGTAGTCATATGGACTAAGTGGGTATCGTCTCCACGACCATGCTGCTCTAAGTGTTTGGCAATTAACGGTAGACTCATACACGACCTATT